TTTCATTACTAAAAAATAAAATTAAAAATATAGTAAATGCTCAATCCTAACATAGAAATAAAGAAGTGGTTTTATACCGAATTAGTTAGTGCTACTAGCTTAGGTGTTTACGATGGTTTTGCTCCAGATGGAGTAGGCAATGAATATATTATTTTAGATGGCAGAAGTTCAAGCCAAGAACAAGGCAAAGCAGGTTATACAAATGGTATCACAATCATAGTTGACATTGTTACAAAAAATGCTAACTTTGGCTATAAACGAGCTGAAGAAATAAGCAATTTAGTGTTGGCTGACATAAATTCGGATACAACAATTACTTTAAGCAACGGATTTACTTCCTCTGCTTTAAGTGTTCAAAGTGTTAGAAATTTAGATGGCTTAAACCCTATTGATAATGTCTTTAGAACGATTATAACATATAATATAATAATAACTCAAAATTAAATAAAATGGCAGAAACAAAAGTATCAGCAAGGGACTATATCCTATTAGCTGACATAGACGGAGACGCAACATTTAAACCTGTTGCTTGTCTTACAACTAACTCAATGACATCAACTGTTAACACTATTGATGCAACTTCAAAATGTGGAGACCAATATCAAGCTGGTCCTTCATTTACTCAATCATTTAAAGGTGATGGTTTTGCAATTGATGAAACAGGAACTCCAAGTAAGGATTCTTACCAACAATTGTATGCTGCTCACGCTGCAAAAACATCTTTCAATATGAAGATGGGTAAAGCAACTCCAACTTCTGGAGATATTGTATATTCAGGTCAAGTTTTCATTAGCGATTTTGAAGTAAATGCTGCTGATAAAGATGATGTTAAATTTACTGCAACTTTTGTAGTAACTGTACCACCATTAACACAAACTGAAACTGCATAAACAATAACCTATGTTTGAATTAAGACTAAACAACAACACAATTCAATTAAAATGGGGTACTTGGTCAATGCGTGAATTTTGTAACGAACGAAATATCACAATAGACAAATACTTTGAAGTTTTAGGTAGTAATCAATTTGATTTAGATATCATTGTTAAATTAATACATATCGGTTATAAATCGGCTTGTATTAGTAATAAACAAGAGATTGAATTTACTGAAAACGATGTTTGCGATTGGATAGATGAAATAGGCTCAATTTTTCAAGCTGAAGGGCAAGTACTTGCTTACTTAAAGTATATTGTGCAAAACACAGTAACGGCAGTTCAAGGAACTCCTAAAGAGGAAAAAAAAAAGCCTAACAAAGCTAAATTGGGATGATATTTTAGTTAAGGCTGCTGAATGTAATATACGCCCAAACGAGTTTTGGGAGATGACTTGGAAAGACTTTTCTATTATCGTAATGGGTAAAGAAAGACAAGAGTTAAACGAATGGGCAAGGACTAGAAACCTTGCCTATATTGTATATTTAAGTAACACTACTGAAAAATCGCCTAAGTCAATTAAGGCATTTTGGAGCATACCAGCTATTGATGATTTAGATATTGAAGAAGAAAAGCTAATGTTAACGGATGACCAATTGGCAAGGACATTAAAATTGTACGGAGTAAATTAAAATAAGATGGCAGAGAATATTGGTTTTAATGTAAAAGTTGGAATGGATGTTGCAGAGATACAATCTGAACTGCAAAAAGCTGAAAACCAACTTAGACAATTTCAGGCACAATTAAAAAAGTCTACCAATACTATTGAGATTAATATGCTCAATAGAGAAATTGCTGCTTTAAATCCTCAAATATTAGCTTACGGGCAAGCGTTACAAAAAGTAGGTAAACCAGTTGGTGATGCTTCTCAATCTCTAATAAACTTCTCTAGAATTGCTCAAGATGCTCCTTATGGTATAATGGGTGTTGCGAATAACTTAAACCCTATGGTTGAGTCATTCCAAAGATTAGCAAAAACTGAAGGTGGTACAAAAAAGGCATTACAAGCAATGCTTTCTGGATTAACTGGTCCTGCTGGTATTGGTGTTGCAATTGGAGTAGTTTCTTCTTTAGCAGTTACATTTAGTAAAGAAATAGTAGCATTTTTTAAAGGACCAACTGCTGAACTAGAAAAGTTTAGAGAAGAATTAAATAAAGTTGCTCAAGAAATTTATAAATTAATTGGACAAGAGCAAACTAAGAGAACTAAGGGAATATTATTAGTTGAACTTATTACTGGTGGAAATAAAACACAAAGAGAAGAAGCATTAAAGCAATTACAAGATTTATATAATAAAAGTGATGCAATTAAAAATGCAAAACTAGGTAAAGACAAGGCTTACTATACTACTTTAGTAAACCAAGCAGCAATGCAAAATAGTGCAGTAGCTAATGAAAAAAATAATGCTGCACAATTAGATAAATTATATGAAGACCAATTAAAAAATAATAAAAAAAGAAATGATGCTTTAGCATTAGTTACTGGTCCAAAAAAAATGATTGAATATGGACATTCTCATGTAAGGAGTATTCAATATCAAAAAGATAAAATAAATGAACAATACGATGTATTAGGAAATGACATAAAAAACAAAATTGCTACATTAGAAGCTAACACTTTTAAACAATTAGCACAAATTACTTTAACTCCTACTGCGGATTCGGTAAAAAAGAAAGGTGAAAAAACAATTGATGCTTTAGAAGAATTTAGAAAAGAACAAGAATTTGAATTACATAAACAATATTTAGATAGACTTAAGTATAAACAATTATTTGAACAACTTGATGCATCTCCAATATTGACTTATGGTACTAAAGAAGCAATACAAGATAGAAAAGAAAATAGAAAAGAAAGAGTAAAAGATGTTACTGCTAAAGATAATAGCGTAGGAGAATTTTTAGCTAAAGATGCTGCAAAAAGAGCAAGGGAATATCAAATTGAAGATGATAAAGTAAAGGGTTTAGCTAAGTCTTATGAGAACTTTGCAAATATGTTAGCTAGTGATGTAACAAATGGTTTAATGAATGTTTTTACTGCAATAGAGCAAGGTAAAAATCCTTTAGATGCTATTGGTCAAATGTTTCTTAATATAGCTAAAAACATAGCTGCTGCTATTATACAAGCTACTATTTTTCAGGCTATTCTTACTGCATTCCCAGAACTTAGAGCAGTATTTAAAGCAAGTGGTGTTTTAACAAGTGCATTTGGTTATTCAGGTCCAAGAGCAACAGGTGGTATTACAAACGGACCTTCAATGGCTTTAGTAGGAGAAGCTGGACCAGAGGCAATTATGCCTTTAAGTAAATTAAGTAACTTCTTAAATACATCTTTCAATGCAGGTGCTATGAGTAGTGGTGGAACAGGAAATGGCAGTCAGTTTGTATTAAGAGGACAAGATTTACTTCTTTCGGTCAATAGAGCACAAAAGGCATCAAATCTTAAAGGACAAAATATTAGTTTAGGATAATGGCATACGGATTAAGATATACAATACCACAAGAATTAAGAGATAATACAAATCTTGTAGCAAAAATATATGAAGAAGGTTATGTTGGTTCTTCTTATGAATATACTGCTACATCAATAAATATACAACCAAACTCTGCTGATGAGGATGCTTTAGCTTGTGTAATATCAACTCAATTAAATATTTCATTTATATTAAATAGCGAGGATGATTATACTAATTTTCCTGACTTATTAAATTTTAATGATACTAAATATTATGTTGAATTAACATTAAATAATGTAATAAAATGGAGAGGTTATTTATTTAATGATTATGTTGATGTAACTTTTACAACAGGAATACAAGAAGTTAATTTAACTTGTATTGATGGTTTATCATTTTTAAGATATAATATTTATAACCCTACTGAAAATAGCAATGGATTAATAAAGTTATTAGATTTATTTAATAATACTTTATATCTTTTGCCTTCTTACACAAGTCCTTCTATGTATATGTGTTGTTCTTATTTTGCTACTGGTATGGCTAATAGAAGTGCATCTACGGATAATGACCCATTTAATCAATCGTATCAATATAGGAGAGATTTTATAGGCTTAGATTATTATACTATTTTAGAGAATATAATGTTATCTTTTGGTTGTAGGCTATTTCAAGCAGAGGGAGATTGGTATGTATTGCCAATGAATGAAATGGCTTCAACAATATACTATTCTAAATATGTTATAACTTCTACTACACCAACATTTAATAGTAGTGGGGTATTAAATAACTTAGTAAATATTGCACCATATTCTACAACAAGTGTTCATTTTATAAATAATAGCCAAACAAAAATAGTTAGAAAAGGTTATCCTACAATAGAGAGTGTTGTTGATTTTACACCAGCTAAAAACTATATAAATAATGGAAATTTTAAATCTGTTGTATCTTCTCAAGCAGTTGGTTGGGATGTTGCAACATCAGGTTCTTCAGTAGTTACATTAACTCAATTTGCAAGTGTACAATTTAATAGATATAGTATATTTTACATAAGTTCTGGTTCTGCTTCAATTACAACTAATTCAGCATACTTGGCAAATATGTATGGAGGTAGTGCAACATTTTCTTTTGATTATCAAGCAGCAAATGCAAATCAAGAAATACTTGTTATTATTACTATTACTATTGCTGGTACATTATATTATTTAACTAGCGATTTGTATTGGAGAACAAGTTTTGCAGTAATACCTAAAACATATACTGAAAATAATACTTACCAAACGCAATCAGTAGAAATTCCATTAGGGTTGTTGCTTTCCCCTAATCCAAACTTAACATTTCAAGGACCAATAACTATAAAGCTACAAGCTGATAGTACGCATATTGGAGGTTTTGTAAGAAATGTTATTTTAGAGCAAAATGGTTATGAAATAAAAAATGCAACAATTACTAGAACTATTGGAAATGTAAATCAGACTGCAAAATCAATAGATTTGTATTATGGATTAAATTATCCTTTAATAGGTCAATATGAAGTTTATAATAATGTTGGTCTTATAACAAATTCAAGTGGTGTGTTTTGGGCAAATTGGTATGTTCAAGGTGCTATTGGGACTACATTCTATTCATTGCCTTTTCTTATAATGAGACAATATTCAAATTTATTAAATAAAAATATAGCTACATTAGAGGGAGATTTAGGTAATTATAATAGTTCTGTTGGTTTAATTGGATTAGATAAAGTCTATACAATAACAGATGCATCTACAAATAGTTTAACATATAATGGTAAAAAGTTTATGGCTAATAGATTAACTATGAACCCATTTTTAGATGAAACTAATTCAATGCAGTTCTTAGAAGTTAGTAGTACAAATATAGCTTCAACTGAGACTATTGTTTATATTACTGACCAAGAACAAGAGACACCAAGAAGGTATTTTTAATATTAATATAGTTTAACTTTGCAATATGGCAGATAAAGTACAAGGTAATAATATGATTCTCTATTGGCAAAATCCCAATGGACAATTCTATCTAAATGGTGGCATATCACAAGGCACAATAGGTGGTAATTCTTACTATCAATTAAGTTCTACTGAAAATGTAGGAAGTAGTGTAAACTTTACTGCAACAGGGAATAATGTTATAGCTAGGTTTATTACAGATGCTAATAAGCCTAATATGACTTCTATTCTTGCTGGGACTTGGACTTTTAATTCTTATGTATCTATTACAACAGATTTAACATCTAGTCCATCTTTTTACTTTGTGGTATCTAAGTATGATGGAACTACATTTACAACGATAGCAACAAGTTCTACTACTGTTCTAACTTCAATTAGCAAGACTTTATATAGCACTTCATTAACATTCCCATCTACTGCACTTGGTGTAACTGATAGAATAGCAATAACTGTTTATCCTTTAAATGTAGCTGCAAGAGATATTACTTTTTACACTCAAGGAACTAATGTATCTAAAGTAACGACTACAATACCAACTGATATTCCTTTTGCTTGTTCAACAAATTGTTCTTTCTCGGTTAATGTGGACCAAAAAGAAGTAACATCTCAAACGAGTGCTTGGTATCGTGAATTTAAAAACGACATAGCTAATTGGAGTGTTAATTGCGATGGATTAATAACATTAGAAAACTATGGTTATTTATACTTATTGCAAACGCAACAAAATAGAACACAAATAGCGATTAAATTTGCTATTGACAATGGGGTTGATGGGTTGGTAATTATAGGTGGGAATTGTAATCTTACGAGTTTACAAATCAATGCTCCTTATAAGGACATAGGTACTTATTCAGTAGGTTTACAAGGTTCAGGTGCTTACACAACTTCAGGAACTTCAATAAATCAAAATGGTGTGATAGTAACTTCAAGTGGTCAAGTCTATATGAAATCTGCAACGGCAGCTGGTGGAGAAACTACTATTACTTTTGCAGATATGATAGGAAAGACTTGTTTAGGCTTTACAAGAGGTGGTGTAGAGGTAAGAGAGATATTAACAACAGGAACTCCTACAAACGACCAGATTAAGTTTACAAGTGCGAGTGGGGTGGTTACTTTTGGAAGGGCATTAGAATCAGATGAATTTATTAGAGGAATATTTCAATAATTAATATGAGTAATCAATTACAAGTATCAGGAGAAGCAAAAATTAGGGCAATACAAGGGCCAGTAGTAGCTAATAGTGGTGTAATAACTGCATTAGATGGAGATGCTTCTCAGTATGTTAGAGGGGATGGTACTTTAGCTGATTTCCCTACATCAACAGGTGGAGGTAGTTCAGTTTCTTATTATCTTAACACAAGTATAAGTCAAGGTACAATAGGTGGGGTTGCTTATAAACAATTAAGTAAAGTACCTATTAGTGGTGCTGGAACTGATGTTAGTACTTCGGTTGATGGTTACATAGCAAGTTATATTACGGATGCTAATGACCCTGCTTTGTTAGAAGTACCTGCTGGAAACTTTAATTGTGAGTTTTATTTTAGTGTAAACTCTGATGCTCACAATCCTTATGTTTATGCAGAAGTCTATAAGTATGACGGAACAACTTTTACCTTATTAGGTAGCAATGTATCTATACCACAATATTTAAGTAATGGAACTACTTTAAGTCCTTATTACTTTGCGATAGCTGTTTCTACTTCTGTTTTAACTGTAACGGATAGAATAGCAATTAGAATCTATGTAAATGTAGATGGTAGAACTGTTACTTTACATACCGAGAACAATCATTTGTGTCAAGTAGTTACTACTTTTTCTAAGGGTATAATTTCTTTAAATAACCTTACAAGACAAAATCAATTCTTTGGCACAGGCACAAGTGGTACGGACTTTGCAATATCTTCAAGCGTAGCTACGCATACTTTTAATCTGCCTGTGGCTTCGGCTGCAAATACTGGTAAATTGAGTTCTACGGATTGGAGTACATTCAATGGCAAAGTTCCTTACACTGGTGCAACTGCCAATGTAGATTTAGGACTTTATGAGATATCAGCACAAAATGCTTTTCTTAATGGGGTTAGCGGTGTTAATGGTGGTAATTTATTTTTAAGACAAGATGTAGATTTTGGACAATCGGCTGGTTACACTACTTTGTATTCAACTGGGAAAAATCTTGGTTTTGTATCTTATGTTGGTTCATTTACTTATAACGCATTATTTAGCTTAAATTCATTAACGAATAATAGCACAAGAACTTACACACTTCCAGACTTATCAGGTACTTTAGCACTTTTAGAAGGTAGCCAGACATTTACAGGTGCAAAGACATTTTCAAATAATGTAAATTTAAATAGTCAATTATTTATTAATGGAGGTACAGGCTATGGTGGTGGTATTAGTTTTAGACAAGGTATTATTTTATCTTATAATGATGGTGGTACTACAACTGAATTTCCTGATGCAAATAGTATTAAATATTATGTAGGTCAAGGAAGTAATACTTATAAAAACTTTGTATTTGATGTTTCTAATATTACATTAAATGCAACAAGAACATTTGAATTTCCTGATGCAAGTGGCACAATAGCACTTATTTCTAATTTATCTAGTTATGTTCCTTATACAGGAGCAACGGCAAATGTTGACTTAGGTAACAATAGTTTGTCATTAGGTACTGCTGGGACTGCTGGTTCATCTATTACTTTGTTAGGTACACTTAATGATTACATAGTTGCTGCAACTGTAGGATGTCAGCTTAGACTTTTACCTGATAGATTAAAACTTATAGACAATCAATTTGGTGGTTCACTAAGTTTATATTTTAGAGCAACTGGATTAAATACTGGAATTGATAGATTAATAGCATTACCAAATGCAGATGGTACAATAGCTTTAACAAGTGATTTAAGTGCTTATGTTACATTAGCAACTGCTCAAACAATTAGTGGTGCAAAGACATTTAGTGCTGCGTTAAGTGGAACGAGTGCAACCTTTTCTTTAGATGCAACAATCAACGGAGTGAATGTAGGTAGAGGTGGAGGAAATATTTCATCAAATACTGCAAATGGAGTTCAAGCACTTTACTACAATACAACTGGTGGAAATAATACTGCAATTGGGGCTCAAGCACTTTTAAGCAATACAACTGGCATATCCAATACTGCAAATGGGGTTCAAGCACTTGTAAACAATACAACTGGCTCAGCTAATACTGCAAATGGAGTTAGTGCACTTTTCAGCAATACAACTGGCGCAAGTAATATTGCAATTGGTAAAGAAGCACTTTACTACAATACGACTGGCGGAAGTAATACTGCAAATGGAAATAATGCACTTTACTACAATACAACTGGCTCAAATAATACTGCAAATGGGTATCATGCACTTTTAAACAACACGACTGGCTCAAATAATACTGCGCTTGGTTTGAATGCTGGTAATGCTATAACAACAGGTTCAAACAACACAATTATAGGTAGTTATGTTGGTACTGCTGCTTTAGCAAATAACATTGTCTTAGCCGATGGTGCTGGTAACATAAGATATCAGTGGAATGGAACAAACAATGTATTTGGTAATCCAATAAGTGGAACGAGTGCAACTTTCTCAAGTAACATTACAGTTAATTCAGTACAAATAGGTAGTGCTGGTAATACTACTAATATAAAATTAGGCGATAGCACATTTGGAGCAATAACAACTGGCTCTAATAATATTGCAATTGGTTCAAGTGCTTTAACTTCTATAACAACAAGCAACGCTAATATAGGAATTGGGAATAGTGCTTTAGCTTCGGTTGTAGATGGTGCATTTAATACTGCAATAGGATTTGGTATTGGTGGTTCTATAACAAGTGGTTCTAATAATGCTTTATTTGGTTACGGAGCAGGTTCGGCAATTACAACAGGTAACTATAACACTATCTTAGGTGCTTACGCTGGTACTGCTGGTATGTCAAACAACATTGTCTTAGCAGACGGAGCAGGTAACATTAGATACCAATGGAATGGTACTAATAATGTATTCACAGGTGCAGCTACATTCTCAAGTAGTGGTTCATTTGGTAATGGTACATTAAATGGTGCACAATTTATAATTAAAGGAGCAAATGGAGCTCCAGCAACATCTGGCACTACTACAACTGCAGTTTTAAGATTATCAAGTGGTACTGGATTATATAATGTTCTTGATTTTGGAACTAATGAATCTTTAGATTATTCTTGGATTCAATCAACAAGAGCAAATAGTTTAGGAACTTATGATTATTTAGCTATTCAACCTAATGGAGGAAATCTGCTTATAGGAACTTTAACTAACTCAACTTATAAGTTAGATGTTAATGGTACAGGAAGGTTTAGTGGAAATATATCAATGAATAGTGGATTAGCTAATATTCAATGTATAGGTTCAGGTCAAGCAATTTTAAGATTTGATGGTGGAGATTCAAGAAGTAGTTATTTTGGTAAAGAAAATGGAAGTGGAACTTATTCTTGGTCTAGTGGAGGCACTGCTTATGCAACTGTTATTTGTGCATATAATCAAACTGCACCAATACAATTTGGGCATAATTCTCCTGCAATGACTATTACAAGTGCGGGTAATGTAAGTATTGGTACTGGATTAACTGCTGCAAATTCATTTAATTTTTATCAAAATTATAGTGGAGGGCAATTAGGGTTTGATTTTTATAATTCATCTTCACAAATTGTTTTTGGATTTAATGGTAATACTCAAACAATAGGTTTAAAGGGATTATCAGGAACTGGAAGTAGAACAGTATTAGCTGATGCTAATGGTTCATTATCTGCACCAGTATCCGATATATCAGTAAAGCAAAATATTGTACCTATTGGGTATGGGTTAAATGAAATACTTAAAATGAATCCTGTATGGTTTGATTTTATTAATGAATATAAGAATTATGGGGAAACAAGACAAAATGGTAATATAGCACAAGAAATGGAATCAATAATACCTGAAGCAGTATTTACAACAGAATTAACTGGTAAAATGGGTATTAATTATGACCAATTACACGCAGTTTATATAAAAGCTATACAAGAACTATCAGCTAAAAATGATGCTTTAGAAACAAGATTACAATTATTAGAAAATAAATAAAATAAAATGAAAACAATACAACCAGTACAAAGTTGGATTAACGGACAATCGGTTCAAGCAACAATCTTAAACGCTTATGCTATTAATGTAACATTAGGTACAAGTGCAAGCTTTTATTATGTTCTTTTTGATGATAATTTTGGAAGTGTAGCAGAAGGGAACTTAACTATGACAGGCGAGGCATATACACAATGGACTGTGGATTCTTATGCGTGGGATTGGATTGCAACTCAACTTAACTTAACTATCATTGGGGATTATGTTCCTCCTGTGGTTGAGCCAATAGTTGTAGAAACTGCAACAGTTGTAGAGACTCCAATAGTAAGTGCAGAAATTATAACGGAATAATCTTATATTTGTACAAAAATCAATATTATGATAACAATCAACAACGACCAATTAAAAGAATTAGAAGCATTTATTAACCAGATTCCAACTCAATACGGATTACCCCTATTGCAGTTTCTAGGAAAATTGAATGCTGAACAAAATCCTCCAATAGAGGAAGCAAAAGAAGTATAATGACTCCACATAGCAATCAAGCCGACTTTGGAATGGTATTGAGTATCACAAGTGCTGCAATAAGCATCGCAAGTATTCAACCTATTGTAACATTCTTTGGTAGTTTGGTTGCTATTGCATCTGGACTTTTTGCTATTAGATATTATTACAAAGCAGCAAAAAAGTTTAAGTAATGAGAGACATTGTAATTACTTTAGTGATTGCAGTAGTTCTTATCTTCATTTTTAACGGAAGGTACAACGGAAACGAACCTATTATAGTAACGCACATAGATACTATTTATAAGCACGAGATAACAAAGAAATATATTAAAGGGGATTCTATCCCTTTTGTCGTTTTGGGTATTGATACAACCATTGTACACGATACTGTACGTATAGTTCAAGATTATGCGTACGTACGAGCCTACTCTGACACGATTAAGATAGATTCTAGCACTTTCATAATTAACGATACAATCTCCAAAAACAGGATACTAAATAGGGGATTTTATGCCGATATAAGTCAAAAAACGATAAAAGTAGAAACCATCAGGACAACACCATCCAAAAATGAGCTTTATTGGGGTGTATTAGCCGATTTAAGGGCAATTGACAATAAAGTGGGCGTAGGAGTTGGCTTAGGCTTAAAAACCTCTAAAAAGGGCTTATTTACTATATCGGCAACTACTAATCAATATTCAATCGGATTTTACACTAAATTCTAATGAAACTACCTGTATCATATAAAGAGTTCGTTAAGCAGCCAATTGTGGCTACTTTATTCATTGTCCTATGTGGAATATCGGCTTTGTATGTAGATGTAAGGTCAACCTTTCAAGACCAAGCAAAGGCACAAAATGTAAGAATAGAAAAGGTAGAGGGCAGATTAGATTTAGTACAAAACGCATTAAGGAAATCGGATTCATTGAGTGCAGTTTCTACTACTAAACTTCAGGTGCTAACTGACCTTAAAATGATACCAAAATAATGAGGTATTTATTATTCATATTTTTGTATGGTTGTAGTTTGACTGCTCAAGAGCCAAGTAAAGAACAAAAAATAGATAATGAGTTTCAATTATTGCTTAATAAAGTAAATGAAAACAATATCAATTCATCTTTAGTTCAAAAAGAGGCATCTAAAAAAGAAAAGAAAATAATTACTAATACAATAAATAATATTAACAATTTAAAAAGTGAATTAAATGAGGTTAAAGCTAGGTTGGATTCTATTGCTATTGATACTGGAAGTTCATTCAGCTTATTGCCAATACCCAAGAAGTAAAAGAATAGGAAACGATTCAGTAATAATAATAACTATTGACCAAGCAAACAACATAAACAACCTATACAAGAACTACAACGATTCAATTGTTAAATTAAATGATTCAATAATCAATTCAAACTTAAACTATGCAAAACTTAATAAAAAAATATCTGAGAAAACTGATTCTATCTATCTATGGAAAGTTAGGTATGAAGCTGCAAGAGAACTTACCAATTATAGAACCCAAGACCACGAAAAAACCGACCAAGCAAAAGAAATAGGGAAATATCTTTTAATCTTTATAATCATTTTACAATTTATAAAACTTTAAATATGGAATGGATAAAAAATTTACTTAGTGATGAAAGAGGAAGCATAAGCACTAAGAGAGTGATTGCTTTATTAAGTGCTTTATTTCTTTGTATTACTTTAATAGCTAATTCATTTAGTCATTTAGAAATAGCACCTAGTGATAAATTAGTAGATGCAGTAATGGTAATTTGTATTGCTGCAATGGGAACTACAACAATAGATAAATTCTCAAAATGAAACAAGAAACAATCCTTA